CGCAGGCGCGTTCTCGGTGCGCCCGGCGGCCGTGCCGGCGCCTCGGGCCGCGGCGGCGGGGTCGCCTGTGACCATCAACCTCAACGGCACCGGATACACGGACGCCGATGCTCAGCGGATCGTAAACCGCATCGTGTCTTTGGCCGGACTGTAGAGGGGCTGCTCATGCTGAACGACTACTTCGCCCTGGGCCCGCAGGAGATCTGGAACACGGCCCGCCTACAGGCCTATCTGCGGAACGTGGGCTCGCCGTTCACGACCGGCGGCGACATCTGCGGCTGCGACACTTTGGGCCGCACGCAGCTCGAAGAAGACCCGGCCTCCCCCCTCTACGACACCCCCGCCACCGACGTCGCACCGTGGTACGACGCGGACCTTCCCGAGTCGGGCGAGTTCCTCGGGTTCCTCCCGCTGTCGGTGTCCGGCCTCAACGACAACCCCCGCGCCCGCAACATCACGAACTCGGTCGGCGGGGGCGGGGTGTTTGGGCCAGCGCGGGCGCTGCCTTTGACGGTGACGGTGCGCGGGCTGCTGATCGGCACGAGCTGCTGTGGTGTCGACTACGGCATGTACTACCTGTCGGAGGCCCTCGCAGGCTGCGGCGAGGGCTGCGACGGCGACTGCGCCGTCATGTACAACTGCTGTCCCGAAACGGTCATGACGAAGCCGCAGGTGGACGCACGCCACAAGCGGACCTACCGGCGCGTTGCGCTGGTGTCCGGGCCGACCGAGGTTGAGCGCACCGGAACGGGCGGCACCTGCGCGCGCGGGCAGTGCGGCGCGAACGGCGACATCGTCGAAGTCGAGTTCGTCATCGCTGTCGCCTCGCCGTGGCCGTGGACCGAGACGACAGAGCTGCTGAACGTGACCCTTCCCATCGGCGGGACGGGCAACTGCATCGAGTGGTGCCTGTCCTCGTCGACCGACCCGGCCGAGGTGTGCGGGCAGGGCGAGTGCGCTCACGCCCCCTGTTCGAGCGCCGCCAACTTGTGCGCCGACCCGACGAAGCCGGTTCCGGCTCCTCCGACAGCGACGGTTCCGGAGGCGTCGTTCTGCATCCCGATCGCATCCGAACGCGCCTGCTACACCATCGACCTGTCCACGCGCCCGCAGTGGTCGAACGACGTACCAATGATCACCATCACGGCCGGTTCCAGCGAACTGCGCAACCTGCGCATCACGATCCACGAGCGGCCTCAGGGGACCACACAGACCTGCGAACAGATCGCCGACGCCAACCGCTGCGACCCACTCAACGACGTCATCATCACCTACATACCGGCGGGCGGCGCGGTCACCGTGGACGGCCAGACCGGACGCGCCACTCTGGAATGCGGAGGGGAGTGCCGCAACGCGTCGACGGTGTTCGGCGACGAGGACGGCGGACCCTTGCGGATTAGGGAGATGAGCTGCGCCGAGTTCTGCCTCTGCATCGAAAGCGATCCGAACTTCCCGCCGGCTGCGGATGCGCGGCTGACGTTCGGTGTCAGCGGAAGGACGTGGTGAGCGATGCCTGTCGGGTGCGCAACACACACATACAGTGTGGTGGACCGTGACGGCGGGTTCGTCACGTCGTCCGGTGACCTCCTCGAAGTCACCTACAACCGGATCCTGAACGATGCGTCGGTCGCCTCGGTCACTATCGGCGTGTCCGGTCCGGGCTGCTGTGAGGACCTGGCGCGGGTGCGCAATTGGTTGCAGGTCTTCCGCGATGGCGTGTTCATGTGGTCGGGGCCGATCACGAACGTCAGCTACTCGTTCGACCGCGTCGTCATCGAAGCGACCGACCTGATCGGGCTGCTCGACCTGCGGGTGCCGCACCAGGACTTCGACTTCACCGGCACTGACCTGACCGAGATCGCCCGCCAGCTCGTCGAGGACGGTCTCGCACCCGACGATCCGGGCCACAGCACCACGGTCATCGGACCGGCTGGGGTGACCGGTGGGCGCGCCTACAACCGCAACATCGGGCAGACCGCAGATCACCTGCGGGACCTGTCCGAGACCGGAATGGACTTCACCGCGGTCGGTAACAACATCGTGATCCTGCCCGACAGTTTCTGCGACGTGGTGGGGCGTCTGTCGGATCAGGACCTGCCCGAGGGTGTCACGGTCGCTGAGGACGGTTCCGCACTCGCCACACGGTGGGTGGTCGCGGGCAGTGAGTCGTCCGCGGTGGTGGGGACGGCGGGCGGCATCCACCCGTATTACGGGCTGCTGGAGCGCTACGTTGAGCAGACGTCGATCGATGACCAGGCGAGCGCCGATCAGGCGGCGGCGGCGAAGCTCGCGGCGTCACTGCCGGTACCGGTGGTCATCGACACGCAGAACGTAACTTTGGCGCCGACAGCGGATGTGGATGTGGCGCGGATCGTTCCGGGCTGGTGTCTGGTGGTGACGACGCAGATCACGTGCCGCAGCATCACCCAACGCCTGAAGATCACCGGCCTGCAGGTGACCGAGGACGGAGGCAGCGGCAACACACCGGGCCAGGAGCGGGTGCAGGTGCAGGTGGCTGCGTCGGGTGCAGAAGGAGGGGTGATCTGATGGCGAACCGTACGAGCGCCCGCTACAAGGTGCCGGGCTCGCCGCTTGCGGGTGTGCTGCGGCAGCAGGTTCAGCAGACCCGCAGCACTACACGGCGCGGCGTGTCGGTGCCTGGGCCGCAGGGTGCGCAGGGCACGCCGGGGCCGCCCGGTGAAGATGGGCTGCCGGGCGGACCGGGGCCGGCCGGACCGCCCGGACCGCAAGGCAATCCCGGGCCTGAGGGCGCGCAGGGTCCGCCGGGTCCGCCAGGTGCGCCGGGCAGTGTGGCGCAGGTGGTGTCGTTGACGACGAGCGCCGACGGCACGATCAGGTGGACGTTCCCCGTGCCCTACACCGGCAACCCGCCCATCGTCGTCGCGACACCCCTCGCCGAGACGTCGATCCGCCTGGCGACGACGTTCCAGCTCACCACGACGGGGGTGTCGGTGCGGGTGCTGAGACAGAACACGACGACGGGCATGTTCGCGCAGGAAGCCGGAGCGGACGTCCACGTCGTGGCCTACGTACGACAGTGACAACGACCATGACGAACAGGCGGTGAGCGGCCCGTGGCCCGTATCTGTGTGGACAGCCAATTCTTCGATATCGACCCGAGTGGCAACCTGACATTCAAACGGAACAGCGTCGGCCTGCAACGACTCCTCGTCTTCTCCACACCCGGCAACACCACCTTCACCAAAGCCAGCTTCCCCGGCCTGACCCGCCTCCGGGTCCGCGCCGTCGGAGGCGGCGGCGGAGCCTCCGGCGCCGCAGCAGATGCCGGTGAAGGCGTCGCCCGCACCGGCGGAGGCGGCGGCGCCTACAGCGAATCCGTCCTCGACGCGACCGCGATCGGCGCGTCCGAAACCATCACCGTCGGAGCAGGCGGCGCGGGCGGCACCGGGAACGTGGCCGGCGTTGACGGGGGCGCGTCATCGTTCGGGGGGCTGGTCACCGCACCCGGCGGCCGAGGCTCCACACCCACCATGGCATCAGGCACCGCTCAGGCGATCGTCCCCGGCGGGAACCAGGCCAACGCCGGCACCGGGCAGATCGCTTTGCCCGGCGGGAACGGGGGCGCCGCGCTACGCATCTCAGGCACGTTCGTCTTGCCCGGTCACGGTGGGGACGCGGGCGGCGGCATGGGCGCGGGTGGTGCCGTCAACGGCAACAACCTGAACGGGGTCGACGGGTCCGTCTACGGCGGCGGAGGCGGCGGCGCCTCATCGGCCAGCGGAACGGTACGCATCGGCGGCGACGGCGCAAACGGCGTCGTCCTCGTCGAGCTCTACTACTAGGAAGGGGTGATCACCATAGCCAGGTGCGGATGCGGTTCTGACTGCGGCTGTGCAGTCGCGGCCGGACCGGGGATCACGGTCACGGGGTCGGGCAACCCGACCAACCCGTGGACTATTTCGTCTGTCACGAACTGCGAGCAGGTGCGGCAGTGCCTGTCCGCGGTGAACAGCGCAACGTACAACGCGACGACCGGTGAGATCGGCGTGTGCATCAGCGCAGACGCCGG